TACCGTGGCCGCGCGTGGAACTACATCGGCTTTGACGAGCTGACGCTGTGGCCGACTGATGTCTGCTACCTGTACCTGTTCTCGCGCTGCCGATCCTCCGACAAGACGCTGCCGCGCTATATCCGCGCCACCACCAACCCGGACGGCCCCGGCCAGAAGTGGGTGATGACCCGATGGGGCATTCAGGAAGACGGGCGCGAAACCAATCTGCCAGTGGACATCGTGGACGAGGAAAGCGGCACAGTCACGACAATCCGCCGTCGCTTCATCCCTGCCAAGCTATCGGATAACAAACACCTGACAGGCACTGGCTACCGCGAAGCCCTGCTGCAAATGGCACCGGAAGAACGCGAAGCCCTGCTGAAAGGCTTGTGGAAGGGCAGCAAGGTCAAGGGCGCGTACTACTTGAACGAAATGCAGAAGCTGCGCGCCAACGGTCGTATTCGGCGCGTGCCCTATCAGCCAGGCATTCCCGTCGATACGTTCTGGGATCTCGGCTTTAATGACACCACAGCCATCTGGTTCATGCAACGGGTGGCAGGCGAAACCCGCTTCATCCACGCCTACGAGAACAGCGGCGAGAGCCTGGACCATTACGCCGAATACTTATTGTCACGTGGTTACGTCTACGGCACCCACAACCTGCCGCACGATGCCGAGAACAAGAGCCTGCAAACGGGCAAGAGCGCGCGCGAACTGCTGGAACCAATGCTGCGCGGCCATAGGTTCTTTGTCGTGCCCCGCGTCGAGGCCGTGCTTACCGGCATCCAGCAGACCCGCATGAAGATGTCGGGCAACGTCTACATTGACGAAGTGGAATGTGCCGATGGTATTGCGGCGCTCGACAACTACCGCAAGAAGTACAACGAGAAGCAGGACGTGTTCACCGAGCAGCCCCTGCACGACCGCTATTCGAACTACGCAGATGCTTTTCGGCAATGGGGGCAGATCGATGGCAATAGCGGTTCGCACGGCACCTGGAAGCGCAAGTCAACAAGCTGGAAGGCCAGCTAATAACCATAAGGAGAGCGACATGACCAGAACCATTGCCTTTACCACCCAAGAAACTGCTTACCTAGACCAGCGCGAGCCAGGCACCGGGAAACTGACGGTCGTGATGGAGTTTGAGCGCGGCGACGATCTCGACCCGTTCCGGCAAGCGGCTGAATGCAATGACGAGCGCACCGGCATTGCCACGCTGCTGGAATGCCTTGCCCGGCGCTTGCGCGGTGAAATCGACGGCATGCCTCACATCGAACTATAAGCGGCTAGAAGGCCAGCTAACTACAAGGAGAGAACAGATGAGTAACGATCAACGCCCGCCGAGCTTCAATGGCTTGGAATCCCGTTTCAAGATTGGCGAGGAAGTCATCATCCGTGCCAAGGTAGCAGGCATCCAGTTCATCGACAGCAAGGTGCGCTATGCCTTCGACCTTGGGCCTGACCTGAGCATTGTGGACTCGGAGCACGTCGAGCCTGCCGCTATCGTGGGTAAGGATTGAGCATGAGCCAGAGCCGCTACGCCATCGACCTGACCCGCAACCAATTCGTGCGTGCATCCGGCGACCTCGTTTGCGTGGGTACATGGATGTTCAATCCAGACCAGCAGGACTACGAACCGTGCCTCGTCATCGTGCCCCGCTATCGCAAGAGTGGATTTAAACCTTGCTGTGTGGCATTATCAGCCGCGTATAAATATGATAGTCCGCAATACCTGGCGCGTGCTTCTTCGATCTTCCTCGGCATGTTGGGGATGGAAGACTGCATGAGCAACGCGAATAAGGTTGCTGAGCTGATCCATAGCCATCTAGGCGACCTGATTCGCATGCGCCCGAACCCGACGCAAGCCATCGTGGTAGCGGACGCGAGCGTGATGATCGACGGCGTGAAGCGCTCGATGGAAGTGCTGGACTACCAACCTTTGGCGCAAGCCTGAACCTGACACTGGAGAAGTATGGAGCCCCTTGACCTGAATGATTCCAAGCGCCGCAAGGTCATCAAGGGCGCTCCTGCCGACCGTGGCAAAGCGCAAACTCCACCGGATGCCGAAGTTACCGACGCCCAGCAGGCAGAAGACGACAAGCAGCGCGAGCTCCACGGTAAGCTGATCTCGTGGTATCGCCGCGAGCTGGAGATTCAGGCCCAGAACCGCTTCGAACAGGCGCTTGACGCCGATTATCGCGACGGCATCCAGCTATCACAAGAGGAACTGGACGTTCTCAACGAGCGTGGCCAGCCTCCGATGGTCTACAACGTCATCGCCACCAGCCTCAACTGGATCATGGGCAGCGAGTAGCGCGGGCGTACCGACGACAAGATCCTGCCGCGCGGCAAGGAAGACGCGAAAGCTGCTGAGCGTAAGAGCAAGTACATGAAATACCTTGGCGACGTGAACCGCGCAGCCTTCCACCGCTCTGCCGCCTTCGAAGACTGCGCTACTGTCGGCGTGGGTTGGCTGGAATGCGGGCTGCAGGACGAGGACGACGGCGAACCGATCTTTGAGCGCAGCGAATCGTGGCGCAATGTACTGTGGGATTCGGCTGGCAGCAAGATTGAACAGGACGACTGGCGCTACATCTTCCGCACCCGCTGGGTTGATGAGGACGTGGCCAAGGCCATGTTCAAGCACATCCCCGGTGCCGAAGCCAAGATCGATAGCTCGGTGCAGACTGCCTCCGTGCTGCACAGCTACGATGGTATCGACGGTGATGTGGCGATGGATCATGCTGAAAGCGAGCGCGATACCGCGACCGGGCGCAGCATGAGCGAGTTCAAACGCCGCCGCGTGCGCCTGATTCAGGCCGAGTACCGCAATCCAGAGGAAGTGGTGAAGCTGCGTGGCGGGCCTTTCAACGGGCAAATCTTCGACCACAAAGACCCGCGTCACGCCGAACAGGTGCAGAGCGGGCAGGCGACCACCGTCACCAAAACCATGATGCGCATGCGCCTGGCGATCATGACGCCGAAGGAAATCATCTACGATGCCCCGAGCATCTACCGCCACAATACTTTCAGCCTGACCCCGCTGTGGTGCTTCCGCCGTGACCGCGACGGCTTGCCGTATGGCTTCGTGCGCAACATGCGCAGCATTCAGGATGGTGTGAACAAGCGGGCATCGAAGGCGCTGCATATCCTGTCCGCCAACAAGACCATCATCGAGGCCGGTGCGCTGGACGATTCGATGTCAATGGAGCAGTTCGAAGTCGAGAACGCACGCCCAGATGGCATCATCATCATGGGCAATGGCAAGCTGGACCGCATCAAGACTGACATTGATCGTGGCATGGATCAGGCCCACATGGCAATGATGAGCCACGACATCAGCTTCATGCAGACAGCCAGCGGTGTGACAGATGAATTGATGGGCCAGCAGACGAATGCAACTTCGGGCGTGGCCGTCAAGGCGCGGCAGGAACAAGGCTCGCTCGCCACGTCGGGCCCGTTCGACAACCTGCGACTGGCGCACCAACTCCACGGCGAGAAGAAGTTGTCACTTGTCGAACAGTTCGCCACCGACCAAAAACAGTTCCGCATCACCAACATGCGCGGTGCCCCTGAGTTCGTGACCATGAACGACGGCTTGCCAGAGAACGACATCACCCGCACCAAGGCTGACTTCATCGTGTCGGAGGCCGACTGGCGCGCAACCATGCGTCAGGCCGCAACCGATCAACTCACCGACCTGTTATCGAAGATGCCGCCAGAAGTGGCGCTCAACGTGCTGGACTTGCTGATTGACCAGATGGACCTGACCAACGGTGACGAGATCGTGAAGCGCCTACGCGCCATGACCGGCCAGAAAGACCCAGACGCCACCGAGCCGACGCCCGAGGACATGCAGGCAGAGCAGGCAAAGCAAGCACAAGCACAGATGCAGCAGAAGCAGGCCGAACTTGCAATGGCCGAGCAGCAAGCGAACATCGAGGACAAGCAGGCATCCGCCGCCAAGAAGCGCGTCGATGTCGATGTGGCCCGCTCCGTCATGTTTAACAACAACATGACTGGCGCGAACTCGGCTATGTCCGCCGCCCTGCAAGTGGTGCAGATGCCGACGATTGCCCGAGTAGCAGACGGCATCATGGTGCAAGGAGGCTGGGCCAATGGCCTTCCAGTGCCCACCAACCTGCCGCCACCAGCCGCACAGGGCCTGCCGATGCAGGCGCAGCAACCTTCACCCGTTCCACCGCAGGCAGCGCCTGCACCTGTCGCACCACAACAAAATGGAGAAATGACCGCATGAGCCTGAACGAAGACCACGGCCTGACGCCGGAAGAAGAAGCAGCCCTCAACCTGAAAGACGACGAGGAGGAAAACGAGCATGTCGACCCGGATACCGATCCCGAAACCACTGGCGAGCCGCAAACCGATCCCGACGAAGCGGACCCTGCGAAAGTTGCTGCTAATCCTGAGCCCGCTGCTGCTGATCCAGCCCCTGCCGCCGTTGCCGAGCCAGAGCCGGAAGCTGCGCCCGAGCCTGCCGCTGCCGAGCCGAAGCCGGTAGCCACCGCGCCTGCTCCTGTCCTGACCGTCACCGCGCCGGAAGACGCACAGGCCAAGCTCGACAAGATCGCCGCCGACAAGGAAGCCTTGGTCGACAAATTCGAAGCGGGCGAGATCACAACCAAGGACTACCAGAAGCAGCTCGACGCCCTGAACGACCAGCGTGCCGACATCCAGCATCAGGTGCGCGAAGCCGATCTGGCGCAGAAGCTCAACGCCCAGCAGATCCAGAACCAGTGGGTTGCCGACTGCACCGCCTTCCTCGCCGCGAACGACGACTACAAGGACGAGAAAGCGCTGGCTCAACTGGACCACGCCGTGAAGTTCCTCGCCAGCCTGCCGGAAAATCGTGGCATGACCAATGCTGTCGCGCTCCAGAAGGCACATGCCATGGTGCAGGCGATGAATGGCAAGGTAGCCATGCCGGCAGCGAAGGCTGAGCCGGCCAAAGTCGTCCAGCACAAGGTGCCGACCCCAGCCGCCCCGCCGAACATCGGCAGCCTGCCCGCTGCTGCGATGAACGATACCAACGGCGGCGAGTTCGCCAATCTGGATCGCCTGGCAAAGACGGACCTTGCAGGCTATGAAGCAGCTCTTGAGGGCATGAGCGAGGCCCAGCGCGTCCGTTACCTGAAGTCGTAACACCAACCTGAGCGAAAGCGACACATGGCATTGATGCGGATTGACCTGAAACCCGGCGAGCAACTACAGATCGGTGACGTGACTGTGACGATTGAGCGCAAGTCGGGGCAGAGCACACGCCTAGCTGTTGAGGCTCCCAGAGCGACCCCGGTCAAGAAGGTGGCCGATGAAGCGCCCGGCATCCGCATGATTGCCGAGCGCGGTATCATGACCGCCTGAGCCATGTGTTGCTTTCAATCATTTTGTTGCCATGAGTAAAATCTAGTCATATAATCGCGCCATACCAGCGCAGGAGTGCCGGTTGAACTTAACTCAACCTTTACATAAGGCACTCCATGTCTACCACTACCTTCGGCACCAACTCGCCGCAAACCGTCCAGAAATGGTCCACCGGCCTCTGGATCGACCAGCGCGCTGCATCGTACTTCGAACAGAAGTTCATCGGCACCAGCAACAACTCCATCATCCAGCGTCAGACCGAACTTGAAACCGGCGCGGGCGACCGCGTGAAATTCGACCTGGCGGTGTCGCTGCGCGGCATGCCGACCTTTGGCGATGACAAAGTCGAAGGCAAGGAAGAAAGCCAGCGCTTCTATCAGGATGAAGTCGTGGTCGATCAGGTTCGTAAAGCCGTGTCGGCTGGCGGCGAAATGAGCCGCAAGCGCACTGCGCATGACCTGCGTTCGAACGCCAAGTTCCAGCTGGCAGAGTACTACGCCAAATTCACCGACGAAATCATCATGCTGTACCTGGCCGGTGGCCGTGGTTCGAACGAAGATGGCCTGATGCCGCTGGGCTGGACTGGCCATGCGAACAACCCGTTCCAGGCACCGGACGCCGATCACCTGATGTATGGTGGCGTGGCCACTTCGAAGGCAACGCTGACGGCTACCGACAAGATGAGCCGTTCGCTGGTCGAGAAGGCCCTCAACCGCGCCGAGATGATGCAGGCCCGCAACCCGGAAGCCGCCAACATGGTACCGGTCAAGAACGGCGCGGACGGCAACTACGTTCTGCTGATGAGCCCGGACCAGGAATACGACCTGCGTAACGCAGCCGATGCCGGCAACTGGCTGGACGTGCAGAAAGCCGCCGCCGCTGCTGAAGGTAAGGATAACCCAATCTTCAAGGGCAATCTGGGCCTGCTGGGCGGTGCGGTGCTGCACAAGCATCGTACTGTCGTGCGTTACAACGACTACGGTTCCGGTGCGAACGTCGCTGCCGCGCGTGCCCTGCTGCTGGGTCGTCAGGCTGCTGTGATCGCCTACGGCACTTCGGGCGGCATGCGCTACAACTGGAAGGAAGAAACCAAGGACTACGGCAACGAGCCGGTCGTGGCTACGGGCTGCATCTTCGGTGTCAAGAAGACCCGCTTCAACGGCAAGGACTTCGGCGTTCTGTCCATCGACACCGCCGCCAAGGACCCGACCGCTCCGTAATTGCGAATGGGCCGGATAACCCCGGCCATTCCTGAACCCATCATCTGAGGAATCTA